CAAGAGGTCCGTTCCCTTGAGATTACCACCCGCAGTCGCACTACCCACGGTCATGTCCCTTTTGCCCCACTCAATGTCGCTCGGAGCGTAAAATCCTCTCGGCTCTTTACCCAAACGCTTGGCAATCTCATCGGATGCCTCACGCTCCAACCCCGCATTGCTCCAGTTGCCTGATGCCGATGCGTTGATAGCCCGGAACATTGAATAAGCACGTTTTTCTTTCGGCTCCATGTCGAGGTTGTCGAGTGGAGTCTGAACTTCTGGTTTCGGTTGAGGCATATCTTCCAGAACGGCTTTACGCATCTGGTCTGGACTCTGCCCGGACTGAACCATCTGACGGGCTAGATCGCCCTTGTTGAACTGTTCGCCAATTGCCGTGATCTCTTGAATCCGTTTGACTTCGGACTCGCGAGCTTGGCTCTTGACCGCTTCAACATCTACTTTTGGTGCTTCTTGCACCTTAACTTCTTCGGTCATTTTTATATCCCTTTCAAGATACTGGATTTGGGTTTCGACAGGCTCCCCATCATCCGACCGTCCGACTCCGACCGTGGCATCAGCAGGGATAGCTACCAAGCTGATCTCCATCGGTTCCCAATCGGTCGCCCGGAACACGGGTGAATCTTCGTCACCTTCTTCCGTTAACTGGTGGATATGGTAGCCGACCGAAACACCCGACCGGATACCATCCTTTACATCGTTGAAAATCTCATTGGCCCGGTCAGATTTGCCGAACCTGACCTTCGCCCGTGCCACACGGTCTGAACCAATATCGACCTTTTCAACTTTCCCGACTAAATCATCGGGGTTATGGTTGACCAGCAACGCACCGGAATCGTTCAGGCGGCCAAGCCTAATCGCTTTGGGCGAGTGGTCAAGAACTTCCATCCCGAACTGCCGTTCTACTGGCTCCTCGGAACTGAAAGCTAAGTCCATCGTTCTTTCATCCTCCCGTATTTCGCCGAATGACGCGGCCCGATACAGGGTGCGGGTTTTAATCGTCTTGTTGTCCATTTTCATTGTCCTCAACTGGGTTGATCGAATTAATATCTATCCCGACACTCATAGCCAGGTCACTCTCGGCCTTCAACTGTTCAAATACGTCCTCGATGTCTTTCCCCTTCTCTGCCAGTATGTCTGCCCTAGACTTGGTCCCCATCTGTAACTCTTGCAAGTTCGCTTTCGCATCTTTCAGCGGGTCGACCCATTCCCATCCCCGTGCTTGCCACTTCGGGCTGGCAAATTTATCGAACCGTTGTGTCGGTATGTTGCCAAGTTGCCCCTTGATAAATGCCAGCCGCAACCATTCCAAATAAACCTCTTGATGGAAATGATCGATCAACCAACTCTGGACGACCCGCCAGTTCTGCCGTTCTTCCAGAACCCCCGACCGGATCGATGAAAAATTCACACCCTCAAGATCAGATGCCAGGGAGTTATAAGAAACATTCAACCCCGATGCGATACCGCGCAACGTGGATTTCACAAACGGGGCAAAGTTACCGGACGGGTGGGTGGGATCAAAGGCACTGAACTCCATCCCCGGCGGCAAGAGTTCCATCATGCCTGGGGCGGCTTCCGCAACCGTGTTACCTGAGTCCACATCGTCACCGATATAACCCTCACCCCCCGCATCCGGTCGAAAGAATCCCATTTTACAAGCGGCGACCCGTGCCGCCACGACTTCGGCTTCTTCGTACTCACCAATCTGGTGCAGTCGTGTCATTGCCGTGGAGAACCACGGGACACCTCTTGTCTGTCCCGGTCGGTTGGTAATAAATAAATGGATAATATCTTCGGCTGGAACAAGGTTATAGTGCTTGCCAAACAATGAGGTCGTATTTTCCCCAGGATGGTTCTGCAACAACCAGTAGTTGATTGGTTTCTCCCATTGGTTGATTTCAACTCCCATCTTGATCCGGTTGCCACCCTGCAAGTCCTTGTTCAATTCCTCGTCCATGTGGTCGCCCTCAATCAACTGCAAGGCAAACCCGAATGGGTTATCCGCACCTCGGACCTTTCTGATTAGTATTTCCCCGTCCCTCGCCACCGTTTCAATGGCGCATCGTTGTATATCAATCCATGACAACTTGCCGTGGACGCTTGCGTTGGCCTTGCGCCCCCACCGGTTCCACGCACCCTCGATGACCGCGTTGTCGATCCTGTCGAACCGTCCATCCGGTTGTTTGGCTTTCGACTGCATGACGATCCCGTTGGGGCCGATAACATGAGTCTTGACCATTTCAAGATACTTCCGGGCATAGTCGTTATTGCGTGACAAATCCCTTGCCCTAGCCCTCATATTCCGCAAATTATCTCTTATAGCTTCATCCGCAGTCTTGCTGGTGGTCGTCCAGGTGTTCAGCAAACGGCTAATCGCCCCCGCATCGTAGGACCGCCGTGCGGTCTTTTTCTTCCGCTTGAACATATCAAGTAGTTTCATCAGCAAAACCTCGTCAGTATCTTCTTGCTGGTTCCCAGCCCATTATTGATCCGCTCAACATCCAATTCCTGTTGATATATCCGTTTCCACCGATGGTATTCTTCCCGAATCTGCCCCGCCGACAACTTGCTGATCGACCTTCCGGCGATTGAATAGCTAAGTTGTTCCAGGGTCGAATTGCTGATCTGGTTGGTAAACAGCGTTTCATACGCATCAACCATCTTCTTGGCAACGGTGCGGTCGTCATATCCCGAACCCTGCTCCGCAAAATCAGTCTTGATTTCCATAATACCGGAATCAACGATATACACGCTCGTCCCATCTCGCGCTTCAACGATCCAATGGTAGATGCCGACCGTATAAGCCGCAGTGGTAGAATGGGCAAGACTGATTGAATGGTTTGCCGTACTGCCATCTTGTGAACTAGCAAAATCAATCTTTGTACCATCTTTCTGTAAAAAATAGTTTAGTGTCCAAGTGGGAGCGGGAAAATCTGCCAAGTCAGTCCGCTTCCATTTCACCGTTGTCCCAGCATGAAAACTCAGCGGCTCGGACTCCGGGGGTGTATTCGGGTCTGGTACATCGAAAGCCATTATCTGAATCCTTTGACGAAATTGGTTTGCCCGAACTGCTTTCGGGGTGGTTGTTTCCTCTTTTGTTTTGGTGCGTCAATCCCCTGCGCCTTGTTCTCCAGGTTCTTGATGATCCCCTCAAAATTAGGGTTTAAAATCTTCAGGGCCGCAAAGTTATAACCGAATATGTCGAGTGCCTCGTTGCGTTTCTTGTTCTTCTTCATCACCCACTCGCGGCGGGGGATACCCTTATGAAACCGGGTGACACAATGCTCCGCAGTCAACATATCGAAATATTCCGCACCGTAGGTCAGGGGGAAATGGCAATAACCCGCACCCTTGTCCTGTACCCCCAACCGTCCGAATACCGTGTCCTTGATCGTGTCCGTTCCAAGAACATAAAAGACCGCTCCCGTTTTCTTGTCCTGCGACCGCCTCGATACCATCGGCAACCCCCTGGTCGATGCCCCTTTGATGGGATACACCCGCCCCGGTTGGTGCTTCCGGCAATACTCGTAAACGTGCTGGGTGAACGCACCCGAATCCACGACCGTGCAAGCGGTTTTTAAACTCACCCCGTCCATCGTTTTAAATTCCCGCAATAAATGTTCGTCCAGACTGTTCCACAATTCCAAGCTCGCCGGGTTGCCGGGAATAACCACATAATCCAATCCCCAAGTTTCTTCCGATACCCCCCACCCCCTGAACTCTAATTCCAAACGGTCGGCTTGGACATCCACCGCCGCCGTGATAACTAAAACACCTTCCGGCAAATGGTCTGGATAATGCTCCCGCCTTGCCATCAATGCGTTTTCGTCTGCCGTGTCGCCTTCTTCTTCCCAACTCTCGCCCAAGCTCGTATTGATCCAGACCTTCAGGGTTTCGGGATACTTCTTCGCTTCTAAAAATCTGGCAACCATCTCGGACCAACGCACCCACGGACTGTAAAGTTCGTTGATATGAAACCCGGCAACCCCGTTGAACGGCTGTCCCGCTTCCCATCGGCCTTTCAATGTCATGCGGGGCTTGTCCTTTTCCTCGATCTTGCCCTCACAACTATCGCAGACCATGTGGGCCGTTTCCGGCTGGCCCTCGTCCCATCGGCAATTAGCCCATTTCAAAGTCTGGTAGTGACCGCACTTGGGACATGGAACGTGATAACGCCTCTGGTCAGACTCGATGAAAGCCGCTTCGATCCTTGACGACCCTTTGACCGTGGGTGTTCCACAAGTGCCGACCTTGCGGTTCCAAAATGTAGTTGTCCGTTTCCTCGCCAGACTCACCGG